TCTCTCGCGAGACGGCCAGAGACGTCACCTACGCTGACCGCCCGGATCAGTACAACCCGTATGGGTCGGTCACATGGGGTCAGCAGCGGGTAGTAGACCCGGCGACCGGAGAGCTGGTCAACAAGTGGACTCAGAACGAATCTCTTAACCAGCCGGCCCAGCAACTCTTCGACACCCAGATGGGCATGATGCAGGGCCGTTCAGACCTTGCCGGCGGCATGATGGGCAGAGTTGGTCAGGAGATGAGCGGTGCGCCCGACTGGCAACAGTTTGGTGATGTCATCGGCATGGACTACGACCCGTCCCAGTTGCGGAACAGGGCCGAGTCAGACGCTTATCAGCGATCTACCAACAGACTTGACCCGCAGTGGCAGGGGCGCACTCAGCAGCTTGAGATCGACCTTCGGAACAAGGGCTTGCGTCCGGGTGATCAGGCGTATGATTCAGCTATTGCCTCGCATAACAGGGGTCAGACGGACGCTTACGAGCAGGCCAGCCTTGCAGCAACTCAGCAGGGTATGGGCGAGGCACAGCAGTTGTGGGATCAACAGATGGGCGGCACTGCAATGGCCAATCAGTTACGTCAGCAGCAGATCGAGGAATACAGCCAGAAGCGGGGCTACAGCCTGGCTGAGATGGAGAAACTGGCCGAGGGTCAGACAGTGGGCGACTTAGCCGGAACAAGCGGGAGTACAGGGTAATGGCATATTTTCAACCTTTTAAGAAAGCTTCTATTGCACCGACGCCCAAGTTTATCGCTGCCGAGATCGGTCAGGCTGAAGCGGAGAATGCCGAGAAGGCCCGTATAAACGAGATCCGTGCGGGGAACCAGGCTGGCCTTGCCGGCGGGTACGAGATGGTCACTTCCAAGATGGAGAAAGACCCCATCGCGGAGGCTCTCCGTAATGGCTGGGACAAGATGGTTCCAGACACTAGTGCTGGAGGTGTAACGGCAGACGTTATGCCTACAGCCGCCCCTGACGCGATATTAGGTGGTGCTGAGATGGGTGGTGCGGGGACGGGCATTGAGGGGTCAGCCCCTTGGCTGGAGGCTATGGGTACTACCGGCCAGCTAGCCCCAGGAGCGGCCGAAGCTGCTGCTCTGGGTGCTGATGCCGCAGCGGCAGGTCTTGGTGAGACCGCAGCGGCCACAACTGCTGCCACAACCGGTAGTGGGGGGCTTATGGCCGGGTTAGGGACGGCCATGCCTTGGCTCGGGGCAGCGATGGCAGCCTACGCACTATTGAATCGGTGAGAATGAATCATGGCGATTGACAGGTTAACTGCACTGCGCGAGGCACTCATGTCGGGTGCTGATGCGTCTGGCGCCCTCGCAGGGATGAAGAACCAGCAGGCTCAGGCAGAGCGGCTCAGTGCCACTCCTGACCCGACCGGCGGGACGCGTTCAGGGTATGTCAGCCCGTTACAGAACATAGCGGCAGTTGGTAAGCGTCTCCAAGGCACCCGTGACATGCGGCGGCTTGGTAAGGAGCAGACCGGTCTGGCTAAGTCTGTCGCTCAGGCTCAAATGGCGGATAAGATGTACGGTCACCAGACTGCTGCGGATGCCGTCACTGAAGACGCCCGACGGTGGGGCATAGGCCAGGAAAATGTTGAGAATGCGGCTGCTCAAGCTGATGCACATTTTAATAAGGAACAGCATCTTAAACGGGCTATGCAGAGGGAGAGACTGCACGAGGAAGGTCTTAAATTTGACGCTACGGCTCTCCAAATTGACAGGCGGGATGCGTTCAAGCAGTACGAGAGCGAGCGGAACCACCTAAATAAGATACAACAGCAGGCTGTAGCGCAGGGGAATATAGAGAAAGCGAGAGAAATAGAAGAGGTTATGCGCGTAAGAGGTATGCTTGAATTCGACCTAGAACATGGTTGGGCTATCGAGCAGGCCAGACTGAAAGCAGCAGCCACGGTTGATGCGGCCTCAACCCTTGCCGAGGTAAATGCCAACGCAGCCGCTGTACAACAAGGTTATGAAGTGGAAAACGCTGCAACCGCTGCCGAGGTAGATGCCGACGCAGCAACTAAAGCGTTTGAGCGAAGCGAGATAATCGCCACAACTGCTGACGGCCGGAAAGTTACTGCGGCTGACGTGCAGAATGCGCGGGACGTACTAGCCACTTCAACTTCCAACGAGGAGAAAAAAGCGGCTGCCAAGCTATTAGCCGATGCGAGTGTGCTTAGGGACACTACAGCGTTTAACCGAGACGTAGAGCAAACTGCAACAGCCGTTGGTACGGACGCCGATGTGGCCACTACATTGTATGACCGAGG